ATCCGGCGCGACTTCGTTCATGGTGCCGCGTGCCACGGTGGCGACATGCCCTCGGTGCGCGTGGATCGTGTGCCTGACTGTTTCCAAGCAGTTAAGGTTCCAGGGTCCGGGTGTGTGTTGTGTGTTCATGGTGTGTTGGTGCTGGGCGTTCTGCCCCGCCGGCTGCGCACGGCTGCGACCGTGCGCAGGGAGGCGGGTCAGGCGATGCCGCAAGCCTCTTCCATGCCCCGCGCGCCGGCGGCGTGATGGGCGTCGCTCATGCGGTCGGCAATGGCTCGGCGCTGGTCTTCGCCCAGGCCGGCAACGCGGGCCGCAACGTCAAGCGCGGTGTCGCTGGCGGTCTTATACCAGCACGAAGAGAAGCGCGACCAGCGGAAGCCGGCGGCTTTGAGTTGCTCCAGCACGCTCGGCGCGGGCTTGGTCGCAAAGCTGACTTCAATGCCTGACTTGGCCTCGTTGAAGCGCACCACGGGCGCGCCGGCCGTCGGCGCTGCGGCCTCGGGTGCCGCTGCGGCCCGGGCGGGCGCGGTGTAAGTGGCGCGGTAGTAGCGCGACCAGCTCGAAGCGTCGCCGTCTTCGTTGGTGTAGTCCTCCAGCCCGGTGATGACTGCGCCGGCCGGGTAGGCTTGGGCAAAGAGGATTTGGCGCGCAATGTTGCCGATGTCGTGGCCGCTGTGGTCGTCGGGCCGGCGGATGCTCCACCAGCTCTTGCCGTCGGCGGGCTTGGGCAGGCTCCACTTATCGCAGAGCGCGGCGGCGATGATGTCGAGCGCGCCGGCTTCGCTCCGGTTCTCGGCAACGTATTTGGCCCCGCCGAAGATGTCCGGCCAGATGTTCTCCCGGTTGGTCTCGTAGATGTCCTCCATGCCGTTGAAGGAGCCTTCCTGATACTTGCCCGTGATGGCCTCGACCTGCTTCGTGGTCGGTCCAAGCTCCCAGCCAATATCCACCGAGTCCCCGCCGCTGAACGTGTCGGAAGTCACGGAGAATTTGACGCCGGGGAAGGCGGCCTTGAGTTCGGTGCGGATGTTCTTGGCGGCGAGCTTGGCGGAGGAGTAGCCGCCGGCCGGGACGCGCTCCAGGTGCGGGTGCTTTGCTATGGCCTCGGCGCGGCGCTGGGTGTGGTCAGCCTGGCGCGCGGCCTCGGCTTGCTCGCGCTCGGCTTTGAGCCGTGCGCCCTCGGTGGCGGCGCAGGCAAGGAACGCGGCGACGCCGGCAGCGTCGAGGACTTCGCCGGTGTCGTTCCATCCGCCGGGGCCGTTGATAGCGTTGCGGCTGACGTGTGAGCGGTGGCCGTCTTCACAGATGCAGTTCTGGCCGTGGCCGTATTGGTCAAAGGCTGCGGCGGTCACGACGTAGCGCCGGCGAGAGTTGGCCCGGTCTTCGTAGGTGACAACCGCGCCGACTGGCAGCAGCCCGGCGGCGGTGATGGGAACGAGTTTGCCGGTGCTCCAGTCCATGCTGAAGACGTTGCCGGTGGGGAGGTTTGCTTGCGTGTTCACTGTGTTGCCTTTCAATTTCCCGGATGACGCCGGGCCGGTTGTTTAACTTACGGAGGCAGCTTGCCCGCGCGGGCTTGGTTTGTCAAACAAACAAATTGAGGACAGCAAGAAACACCAATGGAATCAGGGCAACGGCGGCGAAGATTTATTTTGAGGGCTTCCGCTCGGGTTGGGGAAGCGGGCGGGCGTCTAGCGTGGCGGGCTCCTTGGGAGCGATGGAATAGGGAGCCAAGCGTGCGGCAATCACTTTGGCGACATCCTCGCCGGCATCAATTCTGCGTTTCATGTCTGGAGTCAAACGCGGGCGTTGTAGCTCTTCTTCGAGGTCAGGCAGGGCGCGGCGGACACACTCGGCGATAATTTCCGAGACGCTGCGCCGGTCCACCAACGCCACCAAAGAGGCGCGCTCGAAGTCTTGCTGCTCTAGTCTGACAGATGCCGAAACTTTGCTCACGTTGCCACCTTAGCATGGATTTAATTGAAAGCAACGATTTCCGCTTGACCGTCTCGTTTCGTTTCTATAATTTCATCGTAACGAATGAAAGTCCCAACCTCCACCAGCTTCGAGGCCCGTGATTTCCGGCGTATCAAACAGCTTGCGGCGGCTGACCAAAGCACCGAGGCGCACATCATCCGAAAGGCCGCTTTGCTGGGCCTGCTGGAATTGGAGCGCGAGGTGTTGGGTGATGAGTTTGTCGGCGGCGTGAAGCGTCGCAAGGAAAACGAGGTGGTGGCGTGATTCCGGCCGAGGTCATGGCAGCCCTGGCCGCGCATCCGGACGCGCTGCGGCCGGTGTCCGAGCCGGACCCGGGCCGAGCTGGTGGGCTCCAGCATGTGGAGTTTTACCCGTCGGGATTGGTCGTGGTGCTTTACCACTGGGGCCGGCGGACTTTTCGCGGGCAGGAGGAGTTGGTTGGATGGTTGCGTGGGGAAATCCCGAGGAGCTGGCAGGAATGAACGCCCGCGCACCCCATGAACACGCGGCGGACCCCGGCCTTGTCGGGCTGATTTTCGCTGCGGCGGCTGCCGGGTGTGGTGTGCGGCGCTGCGCCTGGTGCGGTGGGTGGCTCGGGTTGGCATTGGAGCTGCCCGAGGGCGCGGTGACGCATGGGATTTGTCGCGGGTGCGAGGCGCAGTTTTCGCCCGCGCCGGAGGTGGAGGAACTCAAACCGGAGATGTGCAATGCATGACGTGCTCGATGTGGTGGTGCTGCTGGTGACTGGCGCGGCCCTGGGTGGCGCGGCGGTGTCGGTGGCCTGGTGGTGGGATACGGTCGGCCGTTGCCGGGCTTTTCGGCGTTGGCTGGGTCGGCACGGTGATTTCGACGCGACGGTGCCCAGTGGCGCGGCGTTTTTGGCCGAGGCTCATCGGCGTCGGCAGGATGAACGCGCGGCCAGGCTCAAGGAGGCGGCACGATGAAGCTGCTCCGGCTGCCTGAGCCCAGCATTAAGGTCGGCGAGCTGGCGCGCGTGTGGGGCTGCTCCAGTCGCTGGCTGCGCGACCTCATCGCCCAGGGAGAGCTGGAGGCGGTGCGCCTCGGGCGTGATTGGGTGGTGCCGCTGGCGTCGGCGAACCGCTTTTTTGAAGCGCGGAGGGTGAACAAGTGACCGAGGCCGAAGACATCGAGCAACAGCCGGCGCTCCCCGTCATCCTGGACGAAGCGGAGGCGCGCATTTCGTCCGCGCTGGCCAGCACGGCGGCGTTTTCGGGTGCATTCACGGAGCGGGACCAGAGTTTGGTGGATGCCATCCTGTCCAGCTTCGTGGCCGGCGCGACGCAGCGGCAGATTGCGGAGCGGTTCAAGGTCAGCCGGAACACCATCGCGCAACTGGTGAAGCGAGCGGAAGCCGATGGCCGCTTGGAGCCATATAAAGCAAGGCTGTCGGCGCGTCTCGGTCGCGCGGTCGAGGCAGGGATTGAGCACTGGACCGAGGCCGTGGAGGCCGGGAAGGTGTCGGCGTCCCAAATACCGATTGCGGTCGGGATATTCCAGGACAAGAAGCTCCTGATCGACGGCGAGGCGACTTCCCGCGTGGAGCACGTTCAGGTGGTCACACCGGAGCAGCTCATGGAGGAGATGAAGAAGGCCAGCATCACCCTCAATTGATTATGCAACACACGCTTCCAGCCGGAAACACCAGCAAAAAGGCACTTCCTGCGCGGCGTGGTGGTGTTTTGGTGCGCCTCGCCAGGCGTGACCTCGGCCTCGGGGCTGCTGGCCTGGGTGCGGTGCGGGCGCTGGTGGTGGCCGGCGGCGACGGGCTGGCGGCAGGCGCGGCGCGGTCGGGAGCGGCCGGCAAGGGGGAGGGGGGGGGTCGCGGTCGCGCCGGGGGGGTCGAGACACGATGGGTTCGGCAGAGAGAATTTCTCACTAAAGGAACTGCGATGGATTCACCTCACACACTTTTGGACGGCAGCGCGGCGTCGGAACCGTGTAGCCATGCCGACACCCAGCCCGGCATGGCGGCTGCCGTCCAGTTTCCCTTCTTCGAGGATGACCTCGCCCATCAACTCGGCTTCCCCGAGGATAAAATCCGCGCCGCCCGCAAGCAGTTGGTGCAGGACGAGCACTTCATCCGCGAAAACCGGCGCTTCCGCTGGTCCGAGGCGGGCTTAAAAACCGCGCTCGGCATTCTCAGGATGCCCGAGGTAACGCCGGAAGTGAAAAACCCGGCCGACACCGCACCCGCTGAAAAAACCGCGCCCAGCGGCCCGCCAGCCCCGGCAAAGTTCACCATCACGAACATGAACTTCCCCAACCAGCGACTGCTGCTGTGCCGGGACGCGGCGGGCGCGGGCGCGAAGGTCTGGATACATCCCGAGTGGCGGCCGCTGTTCCGCGTCGGGATGGTCATTGAAGCCACGCAAGGGAGCAGCGGGGACTGGCGCACCCGAAAACCGCGCGCGATGGGCCACTTCTAAAGCCATGAACCCTCCCGTTGTTTCCCCCACCACGCCTGAGCCATCGGCCGGCCAGCCGGAGGCGAAGCGAATCTGCCCCTCGCAGACGTTGGCCTACCGTGCCGCCTACCGTGCCGCCCGCGACAAACGCGAACGGGCCAACGGCGGCTTCAAGGCGCATGGCTACCTGCTGGACCGCATTGCCATCCGCTCGCAAGTCGAGGTGGCCAGAATTCTTGGTGTCTCGCGCGAAGCGGTGCGCCAGACGGAAAACCGCGCCCTCTCCAAGCTGCGCCTCGCGCTGCTGGGCCTCTACCGTGAACTCAGTCACTGACTTATGACCAACCTTGAGCAATTCGCCAACCAGTTGCGCGGCCCAGACTGGAAAAACCTAGAGGCGCTTGAACTCCGCACATCCGCCGAGGTGGCCCACTTGATGGGGCGCACGCCGGCGCGCGTGGCCGAAATCGAAGCCGGTGCCTTGCTCAAGGTGCGGACCCATCTCATTCACAAACTCGGTGAACTCAATCACTGACCAATCTGTATGGCAAAGAATCCGTCTCGCCGGGCTGAACCGGCTCGTCAACGCCCCCCTGCCCCTGCGCTGGCGCTGGGAAACCGTCGTCCAGGACGGACGCAAAAAGCTGCTGCTGCGCACGCCCCGGGGCGTCCGGTGGCAGTTCCGTCTGCAACGCGGCGCGTGGGTGCGACGCTTACCGCCAACCGCCGCAGGTCCATTGTAAAGCCGCTGCAGACGTTTCGGGGCGACTTTGGCGACATCAATGTCGTCGCCTCCTCATACATTGGACCGAGTGACATTACGGTGGCAGTTTCGCCTGCAACGCGGCGCGTGGGTGCGGCGCTTGCCCCCGCCCGCCGCGTCGTCCTAGCAGTCCGCTTGCGCTGGCTGGCCGACCAAATGCGCAGGATTGGCGAAGAGATGAGCTACTACGGCGGTTTCAGCAAACTAGCGGTGCATGGCCGTGAGCTTGTGGCCGCCTCGAAGATGCCTACCAACTGGGCGGCTCATCTGGAGGCGGGCAAGTGAGCACCCCCGTGAAAAACGGCGCGGTGAGTCTGGCCAAGGCGCTCATGGATCACGAGGTTTGGCATCTGGAGCCCTTCAGCCGGGGGCAGGCGTGGGTGGACCTGATTCTGGCCGCCAACGACAGCAACCGCACCTTCCTGTCCCAAGGCCGCACGGTGGAGGTCTTCCGGGGCCAGACCGGCTACAGCCTCAAGAGCCTCGCCCGGCGCTGGAAGTGGAGCGACGAAAAGGTGTCCGGCTTCATGCTCTGGCTGGAGCGCGCGGGCATGATTTCACGGAAGTCTTCCGGCGTTACCACCGTGACCACCATCATCAACTACGACACCTACAACAACGACCTAGCGGCTACTGAAACGGCTACTGAAACGGACACCGCACCGGCTACTGAAACGGCTACTGACCCCTCTGCGAAAAGACCGGCTACTGAAACGGCTACTGAAACGGCTACTGACCACCCCGGAAAACAAGGGGTTTCGGCCAAGAATGGGAAGCCGACCGCACGGCTGACCGGCCAACTACCGGAACAGAAGGTGGAAGGTAGAAGATTGGAAGGGGAACACACACCGCGAGGCCCCTTCGGCCTGACGCCTGATTGGAGCGAGGTTCAAGCGTTCATAGCGGATACTGATGTCACGTCCGAATTTGCCCAGGACTGGTATGGTCGCAAGCTTAACAGCCTCACCCACGGCTTCGAGACGCTCCGCGACTGGCGGTTCGACCTCCTCACCTACTGGCGTCGGTCGGGTGCCGAAAAAAAACCCGCCGCGAATGGCGCGGCCAATGGCACTACCTTCGCCCGGGCCAAATCCCTCGGGGCGGAAATCATGGACGCGGAAAAAACCCGGCAGCGGCTCGTCGCCCAGATGAGCGAGCACCCGTGCAACGAGCTGTCCGCCAGCTACGACCCGACCAGCGAGGAGTATCCCGCGTGGCAAGCCCTGCAAACCAACCTGCGGGCGGTGGAAGCCATCTTGCGCAGCATTCCCAAGGACGCGCCGGAGGACTGGCAGCGTCGCCTGCGCAAGGAAGCCTTTGCGCGCTTGCTGGCTCAGCACCCCGGCAACCCGGAGAGCACGGCCTACGACGAGGAGTTCTGCACGCCGGAGCGCCACGCCGAGTTCCTTGCCCTACGCAAAGAAGCCGCTTGAAACCATCCCTGCCATGAAACGCCAAGGCTACCATTCCCCTGCCCCTGCGATTGACAGCGCCGTGGACTATTCCCCGTCGCACTTCAACCGCGCCGTGGGCGTCAGCAACAAACTGCGCGGCAAGTTCAACGAGCGCACCAACCGCACGGCCAACCTGCGCGGCTACCGCGCCCGCAAGGCCAAGCTGCTCTGGCTCAAGCTCCGGGCGGGCGAGCTGGACCCGCAAACCGCTGCCGCCGTGGCGCGCGACCACGCGCAAGCCTTCGCGCGCTTCGACAAAGCCGCCGCAAGGAAGGAGGCCGCGTGACCGACACCGACCAACTTCCCCCGCACTCCATCCCCGCCGAGCAGGCCGTGCTGGGCGCGTGTCTCTCGGACCCGGCGCAAGCGGTGCCCGAGGTGCTCACGGTGCTCGCCTCCCGTGCGCAGGCCAAGCTCGCCTTCTACGACCTCCGCCATGCCCTGCTCTTCGGCGTCTTGGTGGAGATGCACGACGGCGGCAAGCCCATGGACATCATCACCATCAAGCAGCGCCTGCTGGACGTGGGCCAGCTCGAAGCCGTGGGCGGATTGAACTACCTCACGTCCCTCATGGACAGCGTGCCCGGCGCGGCGCTGGTGACGCAATACGCCGAGGCCGTGGCCGCGAAGTGGAAGCTGCGCAAGATGCAGTCCAGCCTGGTCGAAGGCTTGCAGCGCATCCGCTCCGGCGAGGCGGACACCACGGCGGAAGGGGTGCTCGAAGAAATCAGCGCCAACGTGATGGACGTGGTGAGCGATGCCGAGAGCGCCGGCCGGGGCACGGTGCTGATGGGCGATTACTTCGAGGCCATCCAGACCCGAATGGAGACCTTCGTGCAGGGGCGCAAGGTCATGCAGGGCTTGAGCACGGGCTTCAACTATTTGGACAACATGCTCTGCGGGCTCAAGGGCGGCGAATACATCGTCATTGCCGCGCGCCCTGGGCAGGGCAAGACCAGCATCATCCTCCAGATGGCCGAGCACATTTCCCTCAAGCACGAACAGCCCGTGGGCATCTTCAGCATGGAGATGACCGGCGAGGCGCTGGCGGAGCGCGTGTGGTTCAGCTTCAGCGGGGCTAACTTCCAGCACTACCGGAACGGCTTTATGGAGACCCGCGACGTGCCCCGGCTGCTCGCTGCCGCGCTCAAGCTGCGCCGCGCCCCCATCTACATAAACGACCAGTGTGCCATGAACATCCAGCGCCTGTCCGTGGAGGCGCGCAAGATGAAGCGCAAGCACGGCATCGCCGCGCTCTTTGTGGACTACCTCCAGCTCATGCCCGCCACGCCCGGCCGCGAGAACGACATGCGGGCGCGCGAGCTGGCGGACATCAGCATGGGCCTCAAGCGCCTGAGCAAGGAGCTGAACCTGCCCGTGGTGGTGCTCGCGCAGATGAATCGCAACATTGAGCAGGAGGACAATAAGAACCGCAAGCCGGTGCTGAGTGACTTGAAGGACTGCGGCCAGATTGAGCAGGACGCGGACGTGGTGGGCTTTCTCTACGCGGCCAACATGAAGGAGTCGCAGCGCGAGTGGGAAGACACGGGCGAGCGTCCAGCGGCGTTTGGTTTCCTTGGCCAGTTCGAGCTGCCGGAGCTGGAGGTGGAGGCGATGCGCAAGCAGAAGTTGGTGCCGGAGTGGACGCCACTCAACTGGAAAAAGCACCTGCGCCGCATCAACCTGCTCATTGCCAAGCAGCGCAACGGCCCCACGGGTGACTGCGCGCTGGTCTATGAAAGCGCCCGGATGCGCTTCCTGGACGCGCACCGGCCCGAACGCGCGGAGGAAATGCTGGATGCGGCCACCGCACCCCGCCACACGGCCGCCGACATGCCCACAGAGCGGGAGATGGGTTTGTGACACCCAAAACTATGAACACGCAAACCGAAACCGCCCTGCCTGTTGGCAGCAGCGCCTTGCTGGGCCTTGCTCGTATGTCGAAACACTGGCCCGCTACGTATCGAGACCGAATCCCTGTAAAGGTGCGAATGGCGCAAGACCTTGGCCCGGATATGTGGGCAATCCTCGGACGCGGCACGCCGAGAATCTGGGTGGAAAAGGACGCGGAACTGCCGGTGGTCTGCAACCAACACGGCGCAATCTCCGTGGTGACTCCATACGGCAACCTCGGCGTCAAGCCGCTGGAGTGCGACATCATCGAGTGGCGTGAACCGAACGAATCGGAAAGGCCCAACGCTGCGGGTGAGCTACGGCCACCGCAGAACAACCCCAAGTGAACGATATGCCGAAAGCGAAACGCAAAACTGAGAGCGCGGTGGACGTTAGATCCAACCGCTTGTTGGGCCTTTTAGCGGACATCCGCGCTGCCGTCGGCGACCCAACCGGAAAGCTCATGCAGGACGAACTGGTGGAGCACTGCCGCAAGCTCACGCACTCCTCAGACTGGAATCGCCGCCGCGTGGACATGCTCTCGCGGATGCAAAGGCACATGCGCGCCCCGGAGCGGACGCTGGTGTGTGACATCATCGCAAACTGTCAACTGCTACCAGACCCGGATGGTAAGCGATACGGATTCGCAACCACCGGGACGGAACACTATAGGCCCAACGCTGGTGATGTGGCGACCCCACCAGCGCCACAGGAGCCCCACTGAAACTATCGGCAGCCTCGCTGGTGCGGGTTGCCACCATCAACCTTGTTATCCTATGACTGACCTTGAACAGATTATTGTTTTTGATACGATGAAGTCCATACAGCAGCACGCACCCTTGTTGTGCAAACTGCTCAACGAGCGAGCAACGGCCGAAGAAGCTGACGCATACAAAAGCGGCGCTTACTCAGCCGTCATCCGGCTTTCTGCTCTATTCAAACCTGGGGAAATTGACCTCCACGAGGCGAGGCATCGCAAAATACAGGAGGACCTCGACGCCTACTTTGCGCAGAGGGATAACATTTACTCTGCGAAATGAACACCACCGAAACAACCGGCAGCCCCGGAAAAAGGAAGTGGAACCTGCCAGAGCCTCCCAAGCTGCAATGCGAGAATAACTACGGCTGCCCAAGGTGCGGAAGGAACTGGCCCGCATAAGCGACACTGTGGACATCCCCGCACCATCCACCCTGACCGTGCTGGATGACGCCGCTGCGCGGCGGGTGCTGGCGCGGCTTCAGCCCACGCGGCATCCGCTGTTCCCGTGGTTCGATGACGCCACGGCCATGGCCCACGCCCGCACCGAGGCGGGGCAGGCCACGCTCGCGCACTTCTTTGCCCGGCGCGAGCGCGCCATCCGCGACGCGGTGGCGGACCCGTTCCGCTGCGAGCCGGAGCTGCCGCATTGGAAGGATGCGGACGGACTGCTCGCCGAGGAGGAGCGCCATCAGCGCGTGCTGTTTCTCATCCTGCTCGGCGGCAACCGCTCGGCCAAGTCGCGCTATGCCGGCAAGCGGCTCATGCAGTCCGCCGTGCAGCACCCCAACTGCAAGCTGCTCTGCCTGGCGGAGAACATCGAGGCCAGCATCGAGACGCAGCAGGCGATTCTCTGGCACTATCTTCCGAACGAGTGGAAGGCGCTGAACGGGAAGCAGTCCAAGAAGTTCTACATCAAATACTCGACGCATCACGGCTTCAGCGACCAGCTCTTGAGCCTGCCCAACGGCAGCAAGTTCCTCTTCAAGTCTTACCAGCAGGAGCCCACCGACTTGGAAGGCCAGATGTTCGGCATTGCCGGGACGACGGTGCCGGCGGTGTGGCCGGACGAGAACCTGCGCGTGAACTGGTGGCTCATGCTCCAGCGCCGCCTGCGCTTCCAGCAGGCGCAACTCATTTGGAGCTTCACGCCGGTGGCGGGAATGACCCCGACCATCAAGGAAGCCGTGGGCGATGCGCCGGAGACGCTCGTGAGCCGACCCGCCGAACTGCTGGCCGACCGCGTGAACGTCCCGGGCCTGCCCGTGGGCCACATGCCCTACATCCAGCGCCCCACCACCAGCCGGGCGCGCGTCATCTACTTCTGGTCGGAGTTCAACCGCTTCGGCGATGGGCAGCGGACGTTCTACGATGCGGTGAAGGACGACTGCAAGAACCGGAGCAGCGAATACATTGCCCGCATCGCCTACGGTTACACGCGGGACACGGTGGGCCGGCCCTTCCCGAAGTTCGGCGCGTGGAACGTGGTCGCGCCCGAGCACCTGCCCAAGGAAGGCACGGACTACATGTTCACGGACCCCGCGGGTGCGCGCAACTGGGCGGCGCTCTGGCTGCGCGTGGCCCCGGACGACAAGTTCTACATCATGGCGGACTGGCCGGATGCGGCGACCTATGGCGAGTGGGCCGTGCCCAACGTGGACAGCAGCGGGGACAACCTGGGCAAGCTCTACAAGGTCGGCCCGGCGCAGAACTCGCTGGGCGTGGGCACGCAGCAGCTCAAGCGCATCTGGCGGGCCTTCGAGGCGGAGCGTGGCCTTGCGCCCTTTGCGCGGTTCATTGACCCGCGCGCCGGTCGCAACCCGCACGCGGACGCGCACGGCGGGACGTGCCTGATTGACCAGCTCGCGCTGGAAGAGGAGGGCGAGGATGGCAAGGTCATCGAAGGCATGGAGTTCATGCCCGCCAGCGGCACGGACCAAGAGACCCGCATCTCCGAAGTGAACAAGCTGCTGCACTGGGAAGACCACAAGCCCTTTGACGCCGTGGCCAACTGCCCGCGCCTCTACGTGAGCCGCGAGGCGCAACAGGTCATCGGTGCCCTCACGCACTGGCCGGGACCGGCGGGCGGGGAAAAACATGCGTGGAAGGACTTCGCGGACTTGCTGTGCTACTTGGCGATGAGCAACGTGCAGCACGCGAACACGGAGGAAGATAGATGTTACCAGTAACATGAACCACAGAGACACGATGAACACAGAGAAAGTCAGCGACACGCCGAGGACGGATGCCGAGCAGGAGCACGTCAACAATGCGTTCAACGACCAGGTTTGCACGGTGCCGGCTCCTGACCCTTACTTTGTGCCTGTGGGCTTCGCCCGCCAGTTGGAGCGGGAGCTGGCCGAGTGGAAAGAGTGCGCGAAAG